CCTTACTCGATTACAATCTGAAGCTTTCCGATGGCGTTTCCGAAAGCGCCCGCGTAGCCGTCCTGGCCGTTTCCGGTTTCATTGTCATACTGCCAGGGATAATAGCTTCCGCCCACAGGAGCGACCCGGTATTTGGCTTTCTTATACGGCCTGATGCTGTCCGGGGTGTAATAATACACTTCAACAGCGTCAATCTCCAAACCGTTTCCCGCGTAGCCGTTTACAGCATCGTTGATGTTGCAGCCGGTTACATAGGGAAGCCAATTGCCGCCCTTAATATGTACCCGGTACTTTACGGAACCGGCGGAAACATGAACAGCGACATCAGTGACGGCTCCGGTAAATCCCGCGTAATCCTCAAGGTTTTTCACCTCGGGAAGCCAGCCGTCCGCCTTGGTTCTTACCCGGTAGTATACATCTACCGTTTTCGCTGGCTCGGGCGCGGGAGCTGGAGTTGGAGTTGGCTTATTAAAACCATTAAGGCCCTTCTCCTTGATGGCCTTAGGATAATCCTGATAGCACTCATTCATATCCACGCCGCCCTGGATTCCGGGAACGCTGCCGGAGCTGGTGTACTGCCACATGCCATATTGGCCGGAATACTGGCACTCAGTAAAATACTGGGCAGCCCAGATATCATAGGGAAGCTGGTCAGGATAGAATTTGCTGTCAAGCCAGCTGAGGGAGGCATAAACGCCCACATAATACCCAGCCTTTTCAACCTCAGAGCAGAAAGCCTTAATTACATTGGTCAAAGCCTGCCGGGAGAGCGTGCCCATCGTTCCATTGTCCTCCACGTCGTAATAGACGGGATATTCGAATTGCTTGCCCTTGATGGTGTCAAGGAAAAACCTGGCCTCCTGGCGGGCCTCAGCCTCGGAAACCGCATAGCCGTAGTGGTAAGCGCCTACTGGGATCCCTGCGGCTTTGGCTCCCTTGTAATTGTTTTCAAACTGATTGTCCACCTGAGAAGGATCCGGAGAACCGAACGAGGAACGGAGAATGGCGAATTTTACATCGCTGTTTTTTACTTGATTCCAATTGATTTTTCCCTGCCAGGTAGATACGTCAATGCCAATGATTTTCATTTTGCTTCCTCCTTGTTTTCTAAAGCGGATAAACGCCGCTCTAAATTCTCAATTTGCTTTTGCTGCTTCTGCACCATGCAGATTAAAGGGGCAATAAATTCATCATAGCGAAGGGAGTAGATATATTCTCCTTCGACGGTCCGGGTTTTTAATTCTTTCCGTATTACAGTTTTTTCCTCTCCGGTTTCCTCATCTGTGACAGTCTCGGGAACATCTTCGTAATAATCCTCCGTTTTTGGGGATTTGATGAATCCGGCGAAATCCATGCTTGTCATTCCAAGCTGAGGGAACAGCTCCTCAATATCCTGCGAGATCAAGCCCCAGTGGGTTCTGCCGCTGTCAGCGTCGTTAAACACATAGGAGCTTGGCTTCAGCCCCATAATAAACGCCGTTATTTTTTCTGGGTCAAGATCCGTGATATCGTGCTTAGCGTTTCGATCGGAGGTTTGGATAGTGCCGTTCTGGGCGAAAACAGCGCGCCATTTCTGGTTGGCAACCCCTAAATACAAATGGCCTGTTGTGCCGGCGTTAACAGAAGGCCGAAAAGCATTTGCTTCGTCTGTGCCGTTGCTTCGCAAAACAACGCCATATTCATTTCTGGAATCACCGCCCAACTGTAAAATTCCGTTTCCGTAAATTTGAGGGTATTGCGTTCCGGTGAGCTGAAGTCTGTTATTTATTGTAACATTGCCGCCATTGGATTCAATTACTTGTCTCCACGCCCCCCACACATCGCCGTAAGCCTGCCAGGTGCGCCAATACATCTTCGAACCGGTATGATTACAGAATACCTGTATTGAATTATCTTTCCAGTTAGCCATATATACAGTCATAATAAAAGCTTCTTTTGTTGGCATATTAGTGTTGTTTGTAACTTCCGCGTTAGAGGACTGCACATAGATGCCCGGATTTTTCAGGTTATTAAAATTAGTTCCGTTTTCAACTGTGGTGGTTTGAGCGAAAACATCTCCTGAGGTTATGTTGATATCGCTCGACAATGCTCTGCCGTTCACCTTGCGGGAGGTTGGCACCGCTCCTACATCAGAGGCGGTCAAAGAAATATTGGACGATAACGCCTTACCGTTCACGGTTCGCGTGGTGGGAACTGCTCCCACATCAGAGGCAGACGGCATTTGAGCCAGTTTGCCGGAGCTGTTTAGGGTTGCAAGGCCGTTAGGCTGCCCTTTGCTTGCTTCCAACGCGTCCAGATCGGCTTGGAGAGAAGCCACGTCGATGTCCTTTAACTGGTTATAGATTTCTTCCGCGTTTTCCCCCTGGGTTTTAGCGTAGTCGCCTTGAGTTTTCGCATAGGCCGCCTGCGTCTGGGCCGCCTGTGCCTGTGAATTTGCGGATTCCGCTGCTGAAGCTGCGGCGTCGGCTGCGGTATTAGCAGACTGTGCCGCAGTATTTGCCGCCTGAGCCGCCGTGTTCGCTGACTGAGCTGCCTCATTGGCCTTATCCGCGGCTTCATTGGCGATCCCTGTGGCGTTGTTCGCTTCGTTGAGAGCTTCCGCCAGCCTGGAAAATTCGTCTGTGCTCTCGATCGCGCCGTCATAATTGCTCTTGATAATGCGCAGAGGGGGAAGGGTTACCTTTAAGGTATGGTTGTCTGTGTCAATGATTTGAAGCTCGCACAGCTTGGTAAGGCCGGATACCGCCATCATTTGAAGGGTGAGGGTTACGGTTGCTTGGTTTCCTTCCACATCGCAGGAATTATAGATCATGGTATTGTCCGGCTTCTGTATGTACACGGATACCGTTTTCCCGGTTAAATCAAGAGGAGAACCATTATCATAGAGATAAATTCTTAACTCTCTACCGTCCGCTTCCTCCTGAATTACCCGGATTTCTCCAAGGGGCTGCTGCCATGTGCTGTCAATCTCTATTTCTTTGTAGACCATAATTACACCTCCTGCTTTTGTTGAAGACTATCAACCTTGTCGGACAATTCCTGAACCGCTTTCCAAAGGACAGAAACCATTCCGTAGAGATCAATAGCCTTATCTCCGCTTTCAGTTTCCCGGCGAATTTCTTCCGGGGCTTCATCGTACATCAAGCCTACTGATTCGTTTTTTGTGCCGACTGATTTTCTTTTTAAATTTTTCGCGTTCCCCTCTGGGATCATGTCTTGTTTCAGCCGATAACGGTACACCGCTGAACCTCTCACTTTCTCTAAGAAGGTTCCGGACAGCTTTTTTACTCCGGTTTTCTTTTTTCGGTCGGAGGTCACAAGAGATCCATTGGAATAGATATTTCCGAACTTAGCGTCACCGTTGGATTCAATGGACGCTCTCATATATCCATTTGTACCGAACTCAATTTTATTTTTATCATATAAAACGCATCCGGCATTGCTAAAACGAAGATAATTATTGTAGCCGTCGTATTGAACAAGAAGCTGTTCCGGATCGGCATAAAAAATATTTTTATTTGTTTTGCCTTTTGTCCCGCGTTTTACTATTACGGTTCCTTCTCCAGTAGAGGAATTTCCGTTAAGATACAGACCGCTGGCTCCACCGGAATATTCAGAAATACCATTTGATCGAATGATAAGATCTCCGTTTGAAACAATTTCGTCCTTATTCGCCAGCGGAAAATCCTCGCTGATCCCATCGATTGTTATAAGCAGCAACCCGGAGTTTCCACCGGGATAAGAAATCCGAAAGCCCTGGTACGGTTCTCCTCCAGCCCAGCTCCCGGAACCGATTTTTGCGGTTGTTGTTACCCCATCGTCAACGCCTTTCAGTACGGAAGAAGCAAGCTCACCTTTTCCATTATTTGCGTCAAGATCGAAATATACAGCCCCGGTGTGTGATTGAATTTTTCCGGTTTTAATCAGATTTGCCCACAGTTCCCCGGTCAAGATCATGCTGGCGTTGATTTTACCGTCCATTGTAAATGCAATATTTGGTGTGCCGTTAAATCCATTGGAGGAGTGTCCTATGCCACCGAGTGTCGCTCGCCATACATTCATAGCGGTTTCTGTATTATCTGTATCCATAATTGCCCAGCCATTCGGCTTTTGGGTTTCTGGATTCATCGTAACGATATAGTTTCCGCCTAGTTGTCCGGTTATCATTTCGCCAGCTGTCTCCAGTCCCGCCTGTCTTATTTGATTAAAGGTCGAGGTAGGCTTTTCCATTTGGGTCTGAATGGATTTCACGGAATTTTGAATACTGGGAGCCACAGTAGACAAAGTAACTTCATTTTTTTCCGGATATTTGGGATAACGTTTGATTCCGGCAACAGTGTGGGTAATCCGTCGATTCCGCCTGCGGTCCAAAAGAACTACATTCTGGTAAAGCTTGAATTCCAGAAACGAATAAATATTGTCGTTTTTTCCTTCCTGCTTCTCTCTTGCCCTTGCCAGGTCCATGACGCCGCAGGTATAAGACTGCTGCGGAGCCGCCATACTCTTCAAGCGTTTTTTTGCGTCAGCCAGCAGGTTTTCCGCTATTGTGTACCGCTCGTCTTTCCAGTAAACGGATATGACTTTATCGCTGTAGGAGAAATCCTCCACATAATCCTTCCCGCCGTTAATATCGGCAAAGGTTAAGCTGTCTTTTCCTTTCGCGTACAGCCTGGTAGCGAAACCGCTGCTCTTACCCTTGAAGTTAACGCTTTTCAAATTCAGCTCGTCAGTGAGGAATACCCCGGAAATTTCCTCGCTGTCCGGATTGTAGATATGAATCACACGGGCATTATTGTCAAAATGGAACACTACATTGTAGATATCCGGGCAGGCGTCGATAACGTCTAATGGAGTAGCAGCTTCCAGTTCGATCGTACGGCGCTGATTAAAATAGGCGTGATCCTGGACGGCCCAGCCGTCTGGCAGCGCCTTGGATATGGTGTTAACCACAGTATCGCTGCCGTTTGTGTAATTCAGGAACATATCCCTTGAGAGCTCGTCAAGGTCAAGCTCGGCCTTAATGTTTACCGTGGTTTGTCCCTCGTCGATCGCCTTGATAAGATATCTTTGTTTTGTTTCTGTGTCGATCAGAGGGGTTTCCTCAAAAAGATATTGATAGCCGGGGTGATCCAAAGGGAGAGTGAATCCCGCAGCGTCCTTGCCGCCGTATACCTCTTGGATATAATAGTCGTCAAAGTTCAAAGGGATTTGCTCCCCGTTGTTTGAAATAGTAAGCATAGGCTGCTCCTTACACATAAGATGGATAGTATTGGACGGTGACCGGGTCAATACATGAAATGGTATTATCGCCCGGGACCAGATATGGAAAGTCAATGATATCGCACCGCTGGGCCGCCGGGCCTCCATTGATCAGGATCCGCTTTGTGATACCGTCAATAACAATCTGATCGCCTTGGTGAACATTGGTAAAGGTGATCCCATCTACCACATATTTTTCAGCATCAGCAGACGGAGAAGCGGAAAGGATACAATCCATCTTTGGCAGCGTGCCCTGAGCCTGAAGGCTGCCGTTTGAAACAGCTTTGACCATTTTGTCGTGCTGAATCCCCAGAAAGACATAAGAGCAGGACAGAATAGACGGCGTAATCTGCTGGGGCGCGCCGATAGATTGGAGAATAGAGGTGTAATAAAACCCATCGGGAAGATAAAGCTCTACCTTGCCGCTGAGACATAAAGCGTCAAGAGCCGAAAGGTTTCTTTTGGTTTCCCGCGGGGAACTGCCGTATAAATCAAAAGGGAGCGTGATAGTTTTTAGCCCGATCCTGCTCCCTAAGGAAATAAAGGCGTTTCCGTCCCGAGGCTTGTAATAATCGGCGGTTACGGCAGAGCCGGAAACAGTATAATTTGCCCTCAGCTTCCCGCCGAATTGACTGAGGGGAATGTGGTTAATGTACAATGTTATCCCTCCCATGCAAGCTGTTCTCCCATAAACGGGGCGGTGGCTCTGGCAACCTCACGGCCCTCTAGGTCCACATGGATTTCAGCCACATACTTTCCTTGGGGCGCGGCGGAATCCGTTCCGCTGTTATAGCTTGAATCCCGAAGCGCCGCGTAATTACCGGACGCGGAAAGGGAAGCGGACATTCTGTAGGATTCCGTAGCGACAGCGGCTTTCATTTTCTGAACCATTCCCGATACGTCCAGTTTCGAAAGGCCAAATTTATCTAGGAAAGAATACTTACCCGATTGATCGGAAATTGCGCCTATTGTGTCGGTGACCATGTCTTTCGCCGCTGCCGCGGCTTCCTTGGCGTTCTTTTCAATACCGAGCGCATAGCCTTCGGCGTTATCTTTGCCCAGCTTAATGGTTTCTTTGGCTGGGGAATGGCTGTCCTGTGCCGTTTGCTGACCAGCCATTGCCTGCTTGGCGATATTGTAGCCAGCCGTGAAAGCGGTCTGAAACCCAGATTCCACACCGCCAACAAAACCGTCAGCGCTGTTCTTTCCATTAGAATAGGAGTTTTCGCCTTCTGGGTCTGCGGATTCCTCGCCTTCCAGAACAATTTCACCCAGCCGTTCACCCTTTGTAAAAATTACGTTTCCTTGGTCGTCTAAGCCGATTCCTAAAGCGTCTAGGGCTTTCTTGCCTTTTTCGTTCATATCGTCAGGCAGGCTGTCTAAGGCAAGAATCAGATTTCTGGCAAGTTCCTCTTGTTCTTCCGTGAGGTCTTCGCCAGCGGCTTTAGTATCTATAATCCTTTGCAGCCAGCCGCCGGCCTGTTTTAATGTGGCTTCATCAAAACCCTCCAAGTAACTTCTTTCTATTTCGGCTAATCTTGCATTATGGTCCTCTGTTGCCTGTTCAATTTCATCTTGCTTTAGACTTCTAAAATAAGTCATTTGATCGTAGGATAAAGACTCATCTTTTTCTATAGCAAGAATCTCATCGTTCAGTTCTTTGATCCTGTTGTTATGGCGTTGCTCCTCTTCTTCTGTTTGTCCTTTTAACTCTTTATTTCGATCTACAAAATCTTGATAAAATTCGGAACGCTGTGAATATCCTTCTGCCTCAATCCCTAAAATATCGGCGTATTTTTGTTCAGCATTATCCACGGCGATTTGATAATCAGCCAAGGCGGCTGCATTTGCCTGTTCTAACCATTCCTCGGTGTATTCTTCTTTCTGACCGAGCAACGACTTGTTCAGTGCAACTTGATTGGAGTATTGCTCATAAGCCTTTTCCTTTACCGCTTCTGTTTCTTCGCTGGCTGCCTTGATAATTCTGGCGGACATATCCTCGTATTCTTCTGCGGTTAAATTTGATGCTTCTGATAACGCTTTAGCTTGATCTAATACCACATCTTGCCGTCCTTGATAAAATTCAAGTTCCTGCTTAGATAAATCACGCATTTTTTGGAAAAGCTCATCCAAACGCTGAACTTCACTATCAGTTAATTCTCGTCTCTCTTCAGAAGCAAGACGAGCTATTTCAGATATTTCAGTTTGGACAGCGTCCATTTCATCGGTTAGATTTTGCTGTTCCTCCTGAGACATTAGGATAGAATCATTAAAGCCTTCCATAGAGCTTTTGGCATTATCAACCTTTTCGTTCCACTGTTCGATGCCGTCCGCAATATGTCCGATAGATTCTGCCATGCGCTCGTTAGCTTCTGCCAAAAGATCGGTGTCCTCTGTGCCATTACTTAACGCGACGCATAAAAGTCCGATTCCGGCGGCTAGGGCGGCTACAAGTCCGATTGCCACCCCGATAGGATTGGCGTTCATAGCGGTGTTCCAGAGCCATTGGGCGGCTGTAACAAGGTTGATTTTTCCGGTTAAAGTGCCCACAACAACCTCTTTTGCGGTTAAAGCCGCGGCAGATGCAGAAGTGGCCACAGCGGCGGCGCCTTCCTGAGCAATAAAGAGCGATAACTGTAAAGCCGCTGTTTGAAACGAAGCTTTCAAACTGTTAATTGCGGTGGCCGCCGTTTTTGCGATACTGAACGCCTTTATACCCGCAACAGCTGAAGTGACAAGAGGCAAGATGATTTTTATATTTTTGCCAAGAAAATCAACGGCTTTCGCCAGGGGAGGAAGTATCGTTTTTGCGAGATTGGTTACCACTTTCCCCAGATCCTTCAAAATATTAGATACTGTGTTAATGGCGTTCCGCAGTCCGCCGCTTTCAAAGGAACGCTTTAAAATATTTACGGTTTCTTTTACCGGCTTTTGGATCTCGCTGGGTAAGAGCTTTATCAGGCCGTCCACTAAAGCGCCGACAATTTGTTTTGCCGCTTGGATCAGCTGGGGCGCGTTATCTCCAATCCCTTTTATAAACGACTGGATAAATCCTACAGCCAGATCAACAACGCCCGGCGCCGCTTGCGCAAGCTTGGTGCAGGCGTCAGCCAGAATAGAGCCAAAAGCCGTAACAACGCCCTCTACACCGTTGCTTGTAAAGGCGCTTTGCAGCTCCTCCAGCCAGCCGTTGACCGTGGGAAGAACCGAATCCTTTAAGGTGTTGGTAACGCCCTGGGTTAGTTCTCCGATAAAGGACATAGCGTTGTCCTTCAGCGTGGACATCTGCCCGTTAAAGGTTTGGCTCTGTGCCTCCGTTGCCTGGTAAAACTGGCCGCCCTCGCTGGTAGCGTGCTTGAAGGCTTCCGCAACTTCCTCCGCTGATACCCCGCCGGCGGACATGCGTTCTTTTAACTCCGCCATGCTCTCGCCGGTCATTTTGCTGATCTCATTTAAAGGATTGAAGCCCGCGTTGACAAACTGTAGTAAATCCTGCCCGGACAGCTTGCCGGCGCTTCCAACCTGGGCAAACGCCAGGGTTAAGCTGTCAAACCGCTCCTTATTCCCCTGAGATACGTCCCCGAGCATTTGAAGGGTGGGGAGAAGATCTTCCGCAGAGGTTCCAAAAGCTAAAAGGGTTTGAGAAGCTTTTGCCAAATCTGAGGTTTCAAATGGGGTTTTGGCCCCCATTTCCTTCAGACTGTTAACCAGCTTTGTGGCTTCTTCCGCACTGCCAAGCATCGTACCAAAGGAAGTAATATATTGTTCCATTTGGGAATTGTACTTAACGCCGGAAAGAACAGCGGCGCCAAACGCACCGCTTACCGCTCCAATCGCGGTGGCTGTTACTTTCAGCCCGGTTTTCGCAATGCTCCCCAGCTTTTCAATTCCAGACTTAAAACCGGAGCTGTCAACCCTGGTATCAAATTTTAAAGAGCCATCATAAGCCATAATCTCACCCTTTCCTGTGAGGTCATCGGCTCATAATGGCACTACTTGACCTGCCTTCCGTTTTTTACTTTTATTTCAAATATCTGTTTGCAGTTCTTTCCCTTGCATTTAATAAAAATACCCTTACAGTCAGCCGTCTGGCTTAACCGCAAAGGCATTTCATACCCACAATAAGGGCACTTTACTTTTCCAATATGGTCACCACCTGATTTTAGGCATAAGAAAAGCACGCCCGAAAGCGTGCTTAAGACAGTTTCAGTTATTAAGAATGGAATCAATTTCCTTTTGAAGCTTTTCCATTTCCGCTTCTAGTTCAGTTTCTTTTTGGCCCATTTCGTCGTTCCATTCTTTATCAATAAGTTTAAAAGTTTCGCTATAACATGCGCTTAATTCGGGATCTGTCAGTAGGTTGCTCGTTTGGCAGTTCATAATATTGCAGCCTGTTAATTTTTGACCTGTGATACTGCCTTTACCATCTACATCGATTTGCAGAAGGAATCCATCTTTGATACTGTCGTCACCAAGTTCTAAAAAAATAACACTACATTTATCAATAAAATCGTCTGGTTTCATATCTCCGACACTGGCCTTGACCATGACAGCAGACTCACCTTCATCAACGATAGCATCTGGCAGATAAGTGGTGACAAGTTCGCTCCACGTTTTTTGGTAAGCCATTGAAGATTCTTCTGTATTTTCGCTTTCCATATCCGCCGGATTAGGTTTAGATGATACGGCCTGCGATGATTCATTCGTAGAATTTAGATCATTTCCTTCTTGACACCCGGTCAAACACCCGATGGCAAGGATAACCGCCAAAGCCCCACAAAGTACCCTTTTCATTGCATCTTCCTCCTTTTTCCTAGATTATAGCACGATGTGTATTCATTACACAACCCTGTCAAGAAAAAGGATTAGAGCACCTTGCTCACGTCGCCGCCGTTTAAAAGGGCCTGCTCGATAGCGTTCAGCTTTTCCCGCTCAGGCTGGGGGAGAGGAATCGCAAACTGCTTTTTCATTTTCCGGTAAAACTGCTTTTGCTCATTGCTCATTTTCGACGTGATGTCAATGCTTCGGTAACCCATGATTTCCACAATCCTGGAATCTGATTTCAGCCCCAGAAACATGGCTTTGAATTTCCACCAGTGAAGATAAGGAATATCCTGCAAATCTACGCCGTACTGCTCCAGAAAGGCCGCAAAAATGTATTCGTCGTCATAGGAATAGGAATAAATCTGCGCCCCCTTCCCGGCGCTTACAGCGCCGTTTTCTTCCTTTCCAGCCCGGTAGAACCACAGCATTTTGTCAATGGCTTCTTCTATAGGTATCGGCGGCTTAAAGCTGTTTTTTGAACCGCCCGTGTCATAATAAAGGCTCAGGGCCTTAACTGTTTTATCCAGCTCGGAAAGGGAGGAGTCCTCCATCATCATTTCAAAACGGACAGAGGCGCGGAAATCCGAATTGATCGGGACCTCCGCGCCGCCGATGGTTACCGTTTTGGGAGCCGGGTCTGTCAGGATATTCATTTCTTTGCCCGGCGCTGGGCGCGGTTTCCGGAATACTTAGCCGTGACAGCTTTCGCCATAGTTTCAAGCTCAGCCTTTTCCGCGTTAATACCGTCCACCAACTCCTGAAACGCGTTCATTGCGACTTTTAGATTCACCACGCCGTCAAAAATTTTGACCGCGGTTCCCGCACCCCAAAGCCTGTCAAACACAGCGGCCACAGCTTCACAATTTTCCCTTACAAAACCCGCCCAGGTGTTTTCCGGAGAATTTGCGTCAATGGAAGCGATTTTTTGAAAGGTTTCTTCCATCACTCTTTGAATGAAATCCGCCTTATCAGCGTCAAAGATATCATAGTCCAGCTCTTTTCCGTTTACGGTAAACATCGGCTGTGTCCTCCTTCTTATCACATGGATTCGGCGGCGCCTGCTTCGGTGAAGGTTTTTGTAGTGGTGTTAAATTCACCGTCTACAAAGGTTCCCACGTTGTTCAGGTTGCCGGTGACCTTGATGGTCTCGCCGCCAGCGCCGGCACAGCTTGCCACCTCTACGGCTACCCTGAATTTTCTGGCCTTAAAGGTGTTTTCCTTAGAAGCTACCGGCTCGAACAATTCAACCCGGATATAATCGCGCTCCGCGTCGGCGCCGGTCAGCTCGTCCCGTCCGATCTTGTAAAGCTCCATGACCGCTTCCTCAGATTTGATCAAATCGGTGTCAAAGGGGAACTGGGGCTGATAGCCCTTCACAATGCTGGACGCGGCCTTGTCGTTGATATACGCCTTGGTGTCCAACTGGGCGGCGGGGTTCTCGTCCAGGGTATTGAAGCCCGCACCCATCAGCGCGTAGGTTGTATCGCTGTCCCCGGGAATGCCTAAATAGTCCGCGATTTGGAACCGCATAATGGTTTCATTTGCCATAGTTATACCTCCTGAAAGTATTGAAGCCTGCACTGGATTTGATATTTTCCAGTGTCAGGCCCGGTTGTGAATAGATAGCCCGTGCTTTGGGCTTCGATTTTTTGCGGGATTTTTCCTTCCGGCAGGCTCGGAAAATTGCCGGTTCTGGTCTGGACTTCCAGCCATGCCGCCAGATTCTCATAAAATCCGCTGTTGGCAAGGTTCTGCAAAACGTCCGGTCCATAATCATTGACGGACCGGATCACAAACAGGTATTGCCGCACGCTGCTTCCGCCAATATACTGCTTTACGATCTCCGTGGCCGGGGTGGTATCGATGGAATATTCCACCTCTGGGCCTTCCGGCAGATAATCTACATTGATCGCGCTGTCTCCCATCAACGGACAGGTCAGGAAATAATCCCGCAGAGATTGAATAATAGTGTCAGCCATGCTATTTGCCTCCTGAAATCTTTTTTGCGCCCCGCAGGATTTCGTCCTTGTGGTCGATCTTCATGCGCTCGAACCACTTCGCGCCCCTCTGTGGGTCATAGGGACGGCTGACCGAAGTCCTATAATACTGAGCGGCGGCATAGGGGGCGATGTAATTGACTTCACCGGAGCCAACATCGGTTCCCAGTATGCCAGATTTATCCAGCATACCAGTCTGAAAAGGAACATAGGGGGAGGAAAGGCGCAGCACCTCGCTGTCTACAAACCTTTGAGTCCGGCTGAACTGGTCGCTTCTTTCAGCGCTGAAATTCTTGTTCCATTCCAGCTTAGCTGTGGTTTTTCCGTTTTTGCCGGTCGTGGTAAAAATTACACCTTTTGGTGTTTCGATTTTAAAGCCTCCAGCCATCGTTATTTCCCCTCGATTCTCCAGTGCCGCATCATGGGAGTACCCCTTCGGTTGTCCCTTACCGCGGTTACCACAAAGCACTCATATTTTCCGGTTAATTGGGAAGGGCCTGTGATTTGGTCTGTCACAAGCCCTTTTACCACAAGATCGCCGTTTGATATAACAATTGCTTCCTCGGTGGGAATCCGCACGATATAGGAATCCGCCGTATTCAGTCCGGTATCCCCTACAGAAACGGCCTGCTTGCCGTACCAGTTAACGCCGGGATACTGCCTGGAAGTCCACTCCTTCAGCCGGGTTTCCTTGTTGTAGGTTTCATGATAGATGGTGATATCCGCGTTGGTTATCATGGTATCACCTCACACGAAGGACCAGCCGGAAAACACCAGCAGGTTGACAGGGAAGGAGAGGTGACGCTTCATAACCGACAAAACGCCGGCGTTGGCTTCTGTCTGGCCGGAAAAGGAAACGCTGTATCCGTCCACGTTTTCAGACTGAATCCCGGAGGCCGCCCCTTGAAGCATCGGTATGATATCCGCCAAATCACACTCGCATGCCGAGAGCTGCGGCCCCATTGTTTCCGCTGAGGCCGCTTGTCCCATTGTGTAATAATCAATGAGCTCAGACGCTTTTTGCGCGTTTGCCTGATACTCGCTTTCCGGAAGCTTTCCGCCCCGCTGCTGGTACTGCTGATACGTTGAGTACATTCGGGGACACCTCACTTCAACCGCCCGCAACTTTACGTACACGGGCCAGAGCCGTGTTTGTCACCTTATATCCGGTATTCATTTCCACCTGGGCCAGGGAACCAGCAAAGCGCTCGGAATCGATCACTCTGGCTACCTCAAAGTTGCTGATCACGGACAGGGCCTCGTGATAGTACATGACATACTGCACCGTGGACATATCAACCGTTTTCTGCGCGCCGGTGCTGTCATAATACTTAATAGAGCCTTGGGCGCCGTTGGCTTCCACAAAGGTCATGCCCAGCCACTGCCCCACATTTCCGGTGCTGGCGATCCGGTCATTCATGACTGGAGTGAAGTCTTTGCCGGCGGCAAGCAGGACCTGGCTGTAGAAAGCGGGAGTGCACATGACCACATTAGCCCGGCCCTTATCCTCCACGATTTCCTGGCGTGTGGCGATGATATCCTCCTTAACGTCGGTGATCGCCGTGGTTAGGGTCGCGGCGGTTCCCTCCTGGGCTAAGCAGGCAAGGCCGCACTGCATCCAGCCTTCGCGGATTTCCTGAGTTGCGGTCGAGAGGGCTTCTTCAGCCACGCCGAATTCTACGGCGGCCGCCTGTACTCCATAGATTTTATAGGAGCGCTGGAAATTGTTATTCAGCTGAATCGGGATTAAGGTATCCGATACGGCGGTATCCGAGAAATCCCGGCCCGGAGTTCCGGATTCCACTGCGGAGGTGGTAAGCTTATGCACATAAATCTGACCCGCCGGCCCGATTTGATATTTGTCTGTGCAGGTCACGCCGGGCACCAGCACAGGGTTGTAATAAAGATTAGGCTCCAGAATACCGGAGTATCTTTCATCTACGTTTAAAGAACCGTATTTAATTGACATGGGTTATTCTCCTTTCGGGTGATAGAATGGATTGTTTTTGTACTTTTCATCAAGAAGCTGCTGCCCTGTTTTCTTGGAAGTAGGTCCTTGTCCCGGGACGGTAATGGTGGGCGCCGGTTTGTCCGGGAGGAAGGCGGAGGGATCGCTTTCCTTGTACTTGCTTAAGAAATCCTCAAAGCCCAGGACCTTATCCTCCTGTACGGGAAGCTCAGCCGCCTCCAGATCGGATAAAAACGCCTTTTTGGCGCTCTCGCTGGAAAACTTAATACCGCCTGCGGCTTCCTTCAGCAGATAGCCGCGCCGGATTTTATTGATCTTCGCGTCGGCTTCCGTTTGCGCCTGCTCAGCCTTCGTTTTCCATTCGGGGTCGTACCCCTCCAGCTTGCCGTTGGCCTCTTCAAGACGGCTTTTGAAATCGTCTCTTTCAGCAGTCAGGGTCTCGATGCTGCGCTTTTGCTTTTCAATATCCGCACCATGCAGATCCATGATTTTTTGCACGTCCTCGTCGGATAAATTGAAAGCCTTTAAATCTTCTCTTTTCATGGGAATCCTTTCTTCCATACGCTTTTTACGGGGTCGCTTCCCTTTGGCGGTCACAGTTTTACGCCATGTCCGGGGCAAATTTGGGTATAACAAAAGGCCCGCACATTTCTGCACGAGCCTTGCGCTATTAAATGAATGAGTAAAAATATCAGGCTATTTTAAGAGATTAAGTTCATCTCGTTCCAAAGCCTCATTTAATTGTTTTATAAATTCTTCCTGCTTTTCTTGATCGCTTTTTAAATTAGAGTATTTAACAACCACGGTATCCTTAGGCTGCCAGTCGCTTGTTCTGGCAAGAAAGCGATCTTTTTCTGATAGTTCCAGATAGCGTTTCGTTTTTTCTTCTGCGGGCAATTTAAGAAACTCCTCTAAAGAAAGCATTTAAACCTCCTCCATTTCCAAAACAATAACCTTATTTTCAATTTTGGCCGATAAAATATGAAATCTACAGTTTCTGGAAAAAAGAACTTCCTGCTCTTCATTATTATATTTTCGTAAATCGCGCCCGGTTTTAGATTTTATCCGCAGAAGAACAGTAGGAGATTCGTGATATTCACCGCCGACAGAAGCAGAAGTAAAGGCCGGGTAAAGTGCTTCTGTTCCCACTGTATGATGCTTCGCAAAGGCCATCAAACCCTCCCTGTCAAGAATTAAGCTTCTTTCTACTAATCCTTCGTATTTAGGCATTTTATTTAAAGCAGAGTCCAAAGCGCTGATTTGAATAGATTCAGATCTGGTTAACTTTCTTCCGTTCCGCAATTTTTCATTCAGGGAATAACTCTCACCGCTGATATACCTTAAAATAGCACCCTCTTCATCATTATTCAGTATACCAGATAAAGATGGTTTTGTAATCTTTTTTCGTTCCGCTTGCGCTCTGGCTCTCGCCGCCTGGCTTCTTCCAAACCCGTAGACCTGGCTCCTGAATTTATCCTCGCCAAGCCCTGTCTGGGTCAGAAAGTCCTTTTGCCTTTCTCTCCAAGCCGCCAGTTTGGCGCTGGCCTCCGATGTGTCCAGACCAGCCGCGTCCATCGCCAGATATTCCCGTTTCCACCGCCTGATCTGCCGCTCCAAGTATCTTTGCTGCTGGGTGGCGTCGTAGTAGGGAAGGGTTCGCCCATTGTATGTAACGGTTTTGTTCTCATATTCTCTCAGCTTAGCCCTGGAATAAGCACGCTCGGACAAGCCCTCAAAATACGGAAAAAAGGAGTGGCGGCAGTTCCAGCCGCACAGTCCTGGGCCGGTTCCGTAGCCCGTGGACCTTACAAAATCAGGATACTTACGGCTTTTCCCGGAACGGCTGAATATTCTGCCCTGCCAGTCCATGTGCTCCGGTCTGGCGCCCATGTGTGCGGTAGTTTCCACCAGGTCGCATTCCATTTCGTCGGCTCTGGCGATTTGCATTCTGGCCGCCGTTTGATTGACCCCAGTAAGGACCGCCCGGCGGACGGCAACGTCCATTTTGTCCGTGTGCCCGCTGGGATATATAATTGCGTCAATTCCCGCTTTGGAAAGGCTTTTTACAGCGCTTCTTACTGCGTCCTGGTAAGAAAACGCGCCGGAGGTTATATCCATATAGGCGGCGTCCAGAGCGTTCTCAAACTGCCTTGAAGCCGTGTCAGCCGTAGTGCTTGTCAGGTTCTCAAAAAGCCTCATGGTTTTGTCGGATCCGGCTTTAATTATTTTCTGCAAAGCCTCGCTGTCCCGCAGCGCTTTTGGGCTTAAACCAGCTGCCCGGTAGATTTGATCGTCATAATACAGCGCTTCTTCTCCGGCCTCTACAAGCAGCTCGTTAATCTCTCCCTGGGTTTTCCCAGTAAGGCGCTGTAAATGGTATCGGATAAATTCCCGTTCCGCCCCGATCTGCTCCAGCCGCCACATCTGCCATTGGGCGGTTTCCGTCAGCGCTCCGGTTTTCGAAATGCGCCGCGCCATATCCTCCAGAATCCTGATTTCCAGGTCGGCGTAAAGCTCAACAACACGGTCGGGCAGGTGGTCGATATATTCAGGGGAGAGCATGGTTAATCACTCCCGAACAATATGTTTTCCGGCGTTTCCGGTTCTGGAAGCATGGTTTTCGCTTCCTCCTCTGATACGCCGAAATACCAGCTTGTGAGCAGCTCCGGCCTGATGTATTTGCTGTCCGCCATTGCCTTCCTGCGGGAGTATTCCACACCGGTATCCTCAAAAATGGAATCTCCATAGGTGACGGAAGGCTCAAAGGCTCCGGCTGGGGCCAGGCGGTACAGCGTCGAATATACGTCAAACCAATATAGAGCGTCGATCAGCCCGGAGGTCATGCCCCGGTCCTGCACCGCCTTGACGGTGTTGTAGGTGGTGCGGTCGTCACTGATCACCTGGGTGGCCGTTACCCTCCCGGTTTGGATATCGATATTAAAGGTTCCTTGAGAAAAACCAGTCTGCATTTCCAAAATCCGAAGCTGAGTATCAAAGATGGATTTATAATGCTCTCCCCGCAGCTCCGGCGTATAGTCCGCCCAGGGCTTGTCCACAGGCATGTCGATGGTCATGTAATAGTCGCTGGCAAGCTCACGAAAAGGGATTGCGGGCTTTCCGTTGATCGGGTCCTTGACCGCAACGCCCCGGTCTAATACCATGCGCCGCTTTCCGGTATCCCGTTCCCACAGAAACTGTTCGTAGGTTTTGTCCAGCTGGATAATGCTGTCCACGGCGTTTGCGTAAATGCTGATAGGGAGGGGCCCGCCGTCGATATTGTTCAGCATCGGCATTCGGATTAGGCCGAAGTGAGGCCGGTCTACACCTGAAATAAAAGCTTCGGGCTGAAGGTCCGCCCAGCGTTCTACCTCAGAAAGAGAGAGCTCTCCGCCGATTCCATCGGCTTCTTTTAGCCGGTAAGCCCGGTTGGTAATGAGAAGGCCGTCTTCCTGAAGGGCAAATTCCTCGATGCGGACTACAGGCTTTCCGTCCTTCAGACGGTCAAAATCCGTAAAGAACCCGGATTCGATTCTTTTGTTTGGACCGAAGCCTTTCGGGAATATCCGGGAACGTGGGATAATCTCCACATAGACTGACCCGCCCTTTACAAACGGCTTTATTGCGGCCATGCCGCCGGCCCCCGCAAGCTGTACCGCCTCGTTGATATTAGGAAGCAGATTGCCGGCCGCCTGTTCCGTGATATATTTTCCCCGCTGGCCCGCGCCCGCGTCTAGGGTTAACTCGCTGGTCGCAAGCGTTGCCAGATAGCTGGTGATTGTCTGCGCCAGCTTCAAGGAATGGGGAGGCTGGTTGATTAAATAAAACAGATCGTCCCAGGTTCGAATTGCTTCCGCCATATACGACGATAGATCCGCGCCCAGCTTTTTAATTTCCTTTAGATTCAGCATCTTCATCACCGCCTCCTTGATTAAATGAAAAAGTCCCATGCTTACACCCCTCCACGTTTCCAAAGGTATTCCGTGCCGTACCTTACGGCGTCAATATGATGATTGTCCGCGTCGGGGTATCCGTCTAAAACTTCCCCGGTTTTTTTGTCCTGCTCGTATTCGTATTCCGAAAACTCCTTTTCGGTATCCGGGCATCTGACCGGATCTATCCAGATGCAGTCCAGGCTTTGCAGCCATTTATGGCTGTATTCCACAGACCCCGGGCCTTTCTCGGCGCTCCGGCAGTATAAGCCGTAAGCATTGTAGTCCCCGACGCTTTTCGGCTCCGCACTGTCTGCCGTGATTCTGTCGTTTCCAGTGAGGCCCTTTGCCTTTAGAATATCAGCTGTTTCCCAGTTTCCTTTCCGCCTGGCGGTTGCCTCGTCAAAAATATACAGGGTTTTCCTGGCCGCGTCATACTGCATTCCATTGTACGCCCAGGGATCTGGATAATAGCCCCAGTCTACCCCGTGGAGCCTGCGGTCAAAGGAATGGACCATTTCGTCCGGGATCGGTTCCAATTTCAGATTTTCAAATACCTGGGTTCCGCTGCCGACAACCTCTCCCAGATACTCATGACGGTAGGAGGTTTCGCTTTTTGCTTTGAGCCGTTCCGCGTCCGCAAGGAATCTGGGGCCGAGCCATTCCTTAGGCGTTGTCAAATAGGTGCTGTGATGGATCAGCTGGCTGTCCCGCCGTTCCTTTACATACCGGTTGGCCCAGTTTCGAGCAGAGGAGGGAGGGTTAAAGGATTTCAGGGTAAAAGAAAAGGAACCCCCGCGCAAAAGCGACTGTTCCACATTTCTGATTATCTCAGGGCCTCCGAATTGGTCAAGCTCTTCAAACCAGGCCATTCCAATATATCCGAACGGCACTTTTATAGATTTTATTTTTCCCGGGTCGTCCATGCCGAAAAACATGATCTTTTGCCCAGTAGGAAGGTAAGTACATTCCATTGGGGAAACAGTGCATTTGAATTTCTGGGTTAATCCCAAAGCAGTAACGGCCCAGCATATTTGCGCGTAAACGCTGGTCCGCAGCGTATTTGCAACCTGGCGCATCACCACGGCGTGGCAGTCGGGGTGCCTTATAAGCAGCAGAACCAGTTCAACTGATGCGAAGCTGGATTTTGTGGAGCCTCTGCCGCCCTCTAGTACCGCTTCGTCAACGCGGCCCATTCTGATCTGCCGGTGAACGTCGTAAAAAGCGGGGGAGACAATGCCGGATAATTTAGATGTCGTCAATGATCTGAACCCCGCTTTCGTCTTTTGAGGATAATTCCCTTCGCATTTCAAAATACAGCTTGATTGCTTGAACATCTCCGATAGAACAGCGCCGGATCAAGGCTTTCCAAACCGTTGAAAGCTCGCTGCTTGTAAATTTAGAAATCAGGCTGTCCACATATTGGGTAAACTCCGGCTTATCCAGCCATTTGTAATAAGTGGAACGGGCTACACCGCATTCCCGGCATAACTCCGTGATGCTCCCGGTGAAGTCCGGATTTGCTAATAATTCCGCAAGTTTTCTTTGCTTGCTTGTTAGGTTTAATTCGTTCGACTTTGTCGCCATACCACCACCACAATTTCAGGATAAATAGAAAGACCGCAAAGCCGTTAAGCCTGCGGTCCTTAGGAAAGGAGGTTAATGAACCTTGTACACTTTTCTATGATCTTATTATATCCTATGTTTTTGAAAAAATCGTCCGCGTTTTTTCCGCGAATTAATAATCAATTATTCCGTACATAGAAATAGTAAACTGATAAAGCGCCTCATCTTTATCGCTATATACTTTTGTCCTTTCAATGTGATATTTTTCCATCAGCCTTTCCACGTGTCCGTCATGGCGGTCTATGTAAAACTCTGTGAGAAAGTCTTTTTGTACCTCAGTTATTCCGTCCAGCCCTTTCTCGATGAGTGCGACAATCCGCCGGGTCGCGGAGTAGGCCAGGGATAAGCGCTTAGTTTTCACAATATTATCAATCCAACGATCTTCAGTTTTACTCCCGCCGCCTTTCACTGGCTCAGAATCAGCAGTACAAGCCTTGATAGATTCCTGTTCTAATCGCAAAGTTAAAATCTGATCTCGAAGATTATTTAAAGATGCTTTACGCTTCATGTAGCATCTAAGATCGTTTTCAGCTTCTTTTTTCCAGTTCAATTTTTCAACCTCCTGACAGCCTTTTTATCACACTTCTCCGGCGGGCAACCTCTAGGCTTACCGGTGTCTAAAAGATAATTACAGTATTTAACGAATCCATATCCGTGGGTTGCCAGTGCTCTATGATAGATGCACCCTTCACAGCTTTTCCGGTTCATGTGCTTTGGCGTCTTTGCAATAGAAGTCGTCTTGTTTGTTAGTATGCCAGAAAATAGAATCTCCGGTCACATCACATTCGATATGTGAGAAAGGGCACTCTTTCTTATGCCTATGTACGCAGTCCTTGCAAGTGGTGTGCGGTTTGGGCGGGTCTTTGCTTGCCACCAGAACGGAACAAAGCAAGAAGCCTAACGGTGCGCCTAAAAAGTACCCTAAAACTAATAATTGCCAGCCTGCCATATTAATTCTCCTTCCTCTCACCGTAGCTGCAATGATGGTTATCTTTACAATGATGCAAAGAATTTGAACAATCAACCCATAGCTTTTTTGTTCCGTCATCATCAAATTCGTAACTTTCATCTGCTTCCCATTTTATACAATCCTTACACCTAACTACGGGGGCAGCGTCTGTATTTCGATGAAGTTCCTCCACCGCCTGATCTCTTTCACGCCTTAGTTGTTTGTTTTCGGCTTCCAGTTCTTTAATATAATCTTGTGGGTCTTTTGGAATTTCCTCGTTAAGCCACTTTACATTAGCTTGAAAGCAATCCTGCGAATATCGGTGCCAACTTCCGTCTAATGCGTAATAATTCCTATTTTCGTCATCGAAGCAGGCGTCAGACGGCCTAAAAATCATAAATTCTGCCGCAATTTGTTCCGGGGTCATATTTTTGAGCTTTTCAAAATTTGTCATAACTGATCCTCCTCAGGCGGTTCTGGAAGCGGGCGCCAGTAGGCAACTCCACTGATTTCGTAGTATCCACATTCTGAATCAAGATCATAAAAACCACCGCGATGCTCATTGTAAAAATCCCAATCATCAACTGAATTTAAATCAGAGGCATAAGATAACACATCTATACACCAGCCAAGCCCTAAAGATGAAAAACAGCACAAATATTTACCATCTTCCGGCAACCTGTCCTCAACACTGATCCAGTTGTTCGGCTGGGTTAGGGTGGGCAATGTCTGTGCATACTCCAGAACAGATTCCACACCGAATAGGAAATGAGGGTCAGCATTTTTCTCATCGTAATGTTCGCTCCCGCGTCTGAGTGGATATTGCAAGAGTTCATCTAAATCAATCAGTCTCTTCATCTTTCAGCGCCTCCAATCTCTTTATAAGTGTATCCGCAACATTATCCGTTAACGGTTTTCCGCACACTGGGCAAAACTCAGCATTTGTCCAAACTACTTCGTCTCCAACAACAACCGAAAAACCACGGTCGTCTAAAAGAGAGCACTCCCAATTTTCTGGCTTTTTTCCTTCGTTGTTGCACCAAGAACAGCCTTTCCACACTTTCTCAACCTGTTCCCGACTGACGGGGTATAGAGCGGCAATAGCAATATCAAGAGCTTCATGCAATTCGATATCTGACTTCCTGCCTTCAATGGTTGTTATAGGGATAAGCAAATCCCACCATGCACCATTTTCAAGAACTTCAATCGCTTTTTCCTTTGTCATTGCTTAGTCCTCCAAATCCATCTTAGCGCCGCAGTTGGGGCAGTAGTTGGATTTTGTCATAATTCCTCTTGTGCCTACTGTATACTTTCCGCAAGCAGAACACTCAAGCACCGGGACAATATCATTCCATATATTTTCTTTCTGTACTTCTATCCACTTCCCATGCTTCACCTCTGCCACGTCGGCGGCGGGTAGCAGTTCAATCATTTTTGCCACATTATCAAAACACACGCTGTATTCACTTAATCTGCCCATTTCTGCTTTTGCTCTCAAAATTCTAACCAGTGCCGCTTTTTCTAGGTACTCAGTCATTGTCAATCCTCCTCGTCATCTGGGTATTCCGGCATAGCCGTCCAATGGGTCACTTCTCCCGGTTCTCTTTTGAATCCATAAACTACCCATATCCCATCATCAGAAATATATCCTTCATGTACAGTAGGGAAAGGTTTTTCTCCTGGCATTCTGCACAGTACGCTGACAAACGGTTTAGGGGTTATTCTGTTAACATTTATCCAGTCCATTGTCAATCCTCCTGTTTAGCTTTATAAGGGCAAGCATAAGAAAATGGTTTCCACGGTTGTATGGTTATTTCTGTCCTGTTAGGCTCATATGATATGGTTATTTCGCATTTTTCTTTGGTCGCTTTTTCAATTAGTGCGTTAAAATCAATATTTTCAAACATTATAAATCCTCCTGTTCCAAGCGAATCTTTAATCTGTGTGTTTTCTTGAATTTTTGTACTTCTACTAAATCCTCACAATCGTGAAGAATCATCATTTGTTCCAACATGATTTGAACGTCCGCGATCTCTTCGGCAATAGCTTCACGGTTATCTTTGCCCCTGGCGTGCTTACAAAGTTCCTTTTGCAGTTCTGACATTTCCTCAAAAACCATAAGTGTTTGAGCTTCAGCACCCCATTTATTCAGAGCTTCGCGATAAATCCCACGTGGTTTTAATTCAGTCATAGTTTGCCTCCTTATCCTCTGCATCGAAAAACTGGTCATAAGTTTTTATGCTCACTGCCTTTGTCCTCCCTTCACCGGTTTGCTTCAAAAAATGCCCTTGCGAAGCCAGGCGGCGTGATTGCCCTGCGTTCCTGACGGGTATAGACACCGTAAAACTCCGGATAAATTTCTCTGCTCAACAGCATGGAAAACTTTTTCATTCCTTCCGGCTTTGCTTCGACAAAGGCCTTCGGAGCATTAAAGTCACCCCACAGCGCAGTACGCTTTTGATAGCTGTGCCCAAACTGCCAGGGGTCAAAGGTGTAATCAGGTTCACCGAGCCAGCGCCTCAGCAGTCCGTTTGCCGGATTTTCTATCGCCCAGAACCTGGGCCGGCACGTAAGTATAATCCTGCAGCACGCAGAGCACACCTCCAGCCCCGCTTTGAAATTATGCGTATAGTTTCCTTTTCCGTGAAAATGCTTTGCGATTGAAAATTCATCGCACGGCGTGGCAGCCAGAATCCCATAAACATTTTCAAACGGCGGCGCATAGGTGCATACATCATATTCCGGCAGAGTGATCAGCCTCACATCATATCCGGCCTCTTTGTACGGCTTTGACCAGGAGCCCGTGCCGCCGCATAAGTCCAGAATAATTTTGTCCCTGTTTTCCGCTGCTGGCTCCGTGTCAGTGCTTGGTTTAATCATTGCTTTTGTCCTCCGTTCCCGCCTGTTTGCGGCGGGGTTAATCTCTTTCAAAATCGAGTTTCATTTCATCAACGATCACCCGGTCTAAATGTTCCCAAAAGATTTCGTCTTGATCGTGTTCGGCGGAAAGCCTGCTGATTCCATTGATTACCGCTAGGCATCGCTTCGAACCAAAGCCGAAGTTACGGTTCAGCACATAGCACATCAATTTAAAGTACCGGCGCAGAAGCCTTTCCTGATCCGTTTTTACTACCTGCCGAGAATAACTTTCAGCGGCTTGTAATTGTTTTTTTGTAAGCTTGGCTGAATTAGGTATCCTGGCCTTCACTTAAATTCCTCCCGTCCAAAATCTCAACAAGCCGCCTGCATACAGGACAGCCGCTTTCTTTCACAACCTTGAACTGTCCGCCGAACGCCACACGGATTTGGTCGATGTATTTGTAGAGCTTCAGGTCGTCCTTTTCTTTTCTCCGTGCTTCCTCATACTCTCTCCTGAGGGCTTCTTTTTCCTCCGCGGCTTCGTCCTTGGAAAAAGCGCCGCGCCGGTAAGCACGGTACAGCCAGGTAAGCCCGCGGTATGCAACACGCTCTAAAGGAAGCGCGGAACGGGGAAGAGGCCGCCCGTTTCCGGCAATGGTACAAAGCTCGTCAAAGGTCATGGCTGATCTCCTCGATGGTTACCTTTACGCAGGGATTCTCCGTGTACCGCTTGATAACCGTTAAATCGGCGATCTGAGCGTCGTCGTCATAAGCGATCCCGTTTAAAGCGTCCGCAACCACTTTCGCGATATTATCGGAATCAGGTTTTTTTGTGGGGAGAAGGTCTCCGCTTAACGCCGCGATCCTGTCTTTGTTGGAAAATGATTTGGGAACCTGAAATCCCGCGTAAATCTCCATCTTCAGCGCAGGCTTTTGTTTTCCCTGAGTTCTGATTTTCCCACGGGCTCCATACCGTTCCAGAAATGAAGTTTTAATCAGATTTTCGTACAGCACTGTATTTTCCGGCGTGTAGCTGTGCCCGGTTTTACATGTCCTGGCCCTGGCTTTTCCCTGCGGCTTGCCAGGAATAACGATAAACAGCTTCATTGTTCCTCCTAAAATTCCGGCTGGCGTAAATTAAACTCAGAAAAGGTCTGATGCTTCCCGTCAAATCTGAGAAAATTTTTCCCCGTTTCGCCTTCCTTGTTTTTCGCGATAATCAGTTCCCTGGTGCTGTCCTCCTGATCGGGCCAGTGAATCAAAAGAATCGCGTCCGCGTCCTGCTCAATCTGCCCGGATTCTCTCAGGCTGGTCATATCCGGGTCTCCTTTCCCAGCACGGTTAAGCTGTGCTAGGGCAATGACCGCGATTTCCATCTGCTGCGCCAGGGTATGCAGGTCCATTGAAATCTGCGTTGCCCGTTCGTAAGGCGTTTTCCCGGAGGCTTTCATTAAAGTCAGATAATCCACAAAAATCACATCTGCCCTGGCCTGTACCGCCTTTGACTTGATCTGCTCCGCTGTCCAGCCCGCAGCCGAAACAACCTCCAGCTTTAAAGCCTGGAAGCTCTCGTATTTTTCCGTGATTTTAGCGGCGTCAGCGTCGTCAACCTCCCGGCGTTTTACCTTTGAAAAATCAAGCCTGGCGTAGCATGTAGCCAGCCGCTCGAAAATTTTTGCCGGAGAGGTTTCCAGAGAAAAATATACGCATTGGTATTTTTTCGCCATATTCAGCATCATTTGAAGTGTCAGCGCTGTTTTGCCGGAGGACGGACCCCCGCCGATTACGATGTAATCCCCTGGGCTGATAAAGATATTTCGGTCGATCCAGGGAATACCGGTTTGTATGTACTCCTTATGCTCCTCAAGGTCTGTCGAAAAGTTCAAATAGCCCTCTTTCGCGGTCAACCCTTCAGCCTTAACGCTGTGGTCAAAGCATTTTAACAGGCTGGAAGCCATAGACTGGCAGCGTTCAATATCTTCTCCCTTTTGGATTTCATCGATTAGGGATTCAGCGGCCGCCAGCGCTTCATTTTTCATGCGGACTTCTTTTAAGATCCTGATATATTCCAGGTAATGGGAAACTGCCGGAGTATCACAAGCACAGGCAAGACAGAAATCCCGGCACTCCTGCCGGTCGAAGCCTCCGCTTTCCGCTGATACGGTGATGGGGTCAATGGACTTTCCCAGCTTGAAATATTCTACACAGGTGGAATACACCTGACGGCATAAGCCGTGGTAAAAGCAGTTAGGGGATAAGGACAAAGCAGCTTCCGGAATCACCTTTTCGGGAGCGATCAGCATTGCGCCGATCAGGGAGCGCTCCGCCTGAAAATCATAGATCAGTCTAAAATCTTCCATTTGCGTCCCTCCTTTTTTACGGCGGCTTCCGGTTCGTCTTCCCAGCGCATACCCCGTATCCAGGAAGCGGGGAGAGGGATATACTGCCCTCCGTCCTTGGTCCAGTCAAAGCTTTTTTTCTGCCATTCCAGTGCGGACAGCATTTTCTCCATTAAGCCGTCGTCTGGGTTCAGTTTGTTAAAGGCTTTTAAAGCGTCGCCCTTGGCCTTCTTTTTCGGATAGGCTTCCCAAAAGCTTTGAAAGCGGATCTGCATAGAGGTCTTGGAGTGGTTCACAGCCTTTGCTGTCCCTTTGGCCTTTTCAACCTTTAGGCTCTCGCTCTGTTCCGCTTCCCCTTGGGGGGTGAGGGGGGATGTAATATTTTCCTTCTCCTTCTCCTTCTCCTTCTCCTTTTCCTTCTCATTAGCATCCGTTTGCATGCCTTGGCATGCACTGGCATTCCATCTTTTTTTTGCTCTTTCTTTTTGTGATTCGCAATATGAATCATATTCTTTGTTGTCCCTGTCTATCTGGGACTTAAACGATGGAAATACATGTTTTTCGTGGCCCGGAAGATCTGGCACCTGTCCGGTTTTACCGTATATTAGGCATGCGGTGAAAAGCCTGCCGCGTTCCTCGTCTGTCAAGGTTTCCATTGAATCCAAGTAGCTGTAATAAGCGCAAAAATATTTTTTTGACATAAATTCACCGCCTGTCCATGCGGATCACCCCGAAACGGGATATATTCTAAAATGTTCATAGCGCACCTCAAAAAGGCAAGCTTTCGTCTTCAAACTCTTCCTCGGCTTGTGGATTGTTTTTGATCAGAGCTTTGTAATCCTCTGATTTTTTGATCTTATCCTGTACCCATTCCGGAAGCTTGTCCATGAAAGCCAGACATTCCGGTGCAGACAGATCAAAGTACACTGTTTCAGATTTCGGTTTCACTTTCGGCATGTTTTTAGGCATGGCCATGATTGCCGCCACATTAGCGTATCCCTTATCGTTATGCAGAATTTGAAGCTGGCAGCTGGTGCCGAGGATATTCACCATATCGAAGCAGTCCAATTCCTGATCGGTAAACTTCTTTCCTCTCCAGGCCTCCAGGTGGCTCCTTAAGGTTGCTTTCTGAGAAAGGGAAAGAGTATATTCCTTGCTGATTACTCTCGGTTTTTCCTCGCCGTCTATCGTGGTTGATTCGTCAGTAACCTCCCAGGTGATCATGACCTTGTGATTTGTTTTTTGGAAAGCCTCGCTCCACTGTTCTCCGAGATCGATTACCATGATACAGACAGCAGTATGTACGCCCTCGGTAATTGGTTCAATAGAAGTTCCCTTTTCTCTCGCGATAATTGCCATAGTTTAACAGCTCCTTTTATTTTTCAATTCCGTTGATCAATTCCTCTTCGATTTCCAGAGGGCAGTCGGTCCCCCTCTGCGTGTAAATATCAATATCGTTTAAGGATTCGTAGGTATGAACGCAGATGATCCGCAGGTGTTTATTTGTGGTTTTGCTTTTTTTGAGCCAGCAGGAGTTGCAGCACAATACGCCGTTGGGGAAAAATACCGGCTCTGTTAAATTGCCTTTCGCGTAAAATTCAACGCCGTTCTTGGTAGGCATAATATACCTCCTTCAGCCACTCCAGGGCCTCGTATTCCGGGCTTTTATCCGTTTCCGGTTCCTCGTTATCGGTATCGTACAGGTACTCAAATTCCGCACGGGAGAGGCCGTTATCATTGCTTCTGTTCATTTTTCAGCCTCTCACATTCCCGGAACCAATAGTCTCCGGATAACTTTTGCTTTTCGATTTCTTTCTCCAGCTCTAAACATCTTTTCATTAGACAGATCATTAACTCTTTATCGTCCATTTGACAAACCTCCTGTTTTGGTTTAATATGTGATTATGATATTTTATTTTGCCGCTCTTCGTGATGCCAGTCGCGAGGGCGGCTTTTCTTTTTGTTTTTGTGGCGTTCTTCTATGTATCCAAATGTAATTAATCCGCCGTAAACGCATACTATGATAAACGCCACCATCAATTTTGTGCTCATGTGCTTGTCATCCTTTATGGTTTTACGCCTCTTTAAGAGATTTACGCCATGCAATGCACCGATCCATTTTTGCGCCGTCAGATTTTCTCTGAAAATATGGGTTATGGTAAAATCCGCTTTTGTCATAGGTATAAATCGCATAGCAAATACAAGGCTGGCCGTCCATATCCTCATAGAGAAGTTCAATCTCCTCATCAAAAAACTCACATGGCATTTTTGCACCTATCCAAATGATGTTCCAGCCGTCCTGATTCACTATTTTCCGAACTCTTTCTATGTTGTCTGCGTTCATGTGCTTGTCCTCCTTTCAGAATTAAATAAGCAGATTGATGATCCAGCTGACTAAAAAAGAGACAGCGAAAACTAAAACCAGTAATACGATATCTTTCTTATTTACTGTCAAGCTGGCTTGTCCTCCTTTTGACCTCCTGCGGGGGTTAGCCGCAGAGATCACCTTAATGTTTAGTATCCGTTGCGGTATTTGTTTCTTTAGGAGTTAGCGTTATTTTTAACTTACAACCGTTCTCACGTCCCCAAATATCAGCCAGTACTTCCGCTATGTAGTATGGATTAAACGGTTTTACCATGTGAACTCTGTTTTCACTGAAATCAATTTTTTTCAATGACTTTACCCCCTTTCTTTCTTAAATATATTGAGAACATGGGAAGTCCTATGTCTTTTCCGCCGCCTGAGTGCGGCTATTTTTTCAGCCCTCCTAATTGTTGAAGTAATTCCTGCTGTTGTTTCCATAATCGCTTTAAATCAAAGCTGTGCATTATTTGAACTATGGCTAAACAAATACAGGATATCGATGTACAAATAATTGCTATTTGCAAATGATTACCCCCTCATTAAATTTTTGCCGTTTGGTAAATTTCCTTTTTGCATTCATTTAACAAGAACTCAGCTGTTGTAACATTCAGCCCTTTAAGGGATTCCATGATTTTAGAAATTATGGAGTTCCCTTTTTCTTTTTCCAAAAACGTGTTCTTTAATTGATAATTGCAGTCTAACATTTCCTCACCCCACTTCCTTCTACTTGTCTTTCCTCCAGACCCGCGATATAATAAAGCAGGAAGGAGATGATTTTTACGAATAATAGAAAGTTCAAGACTTATTTTGGAATTTAGGTTCACAGATTCCCTCAGGTACAGTAATAAGTGAATCTCTTTCCACAATAAGGTTATCCGACAATACAGTCCGCTCTTGTATCGCTACTACAAGGGCGGCTATTTCTTTTGGCTCAGCCTTGATCGTGATTTCCATGTCCTTACCCCTTCCGCCGCCTGAGTGCGGCTATTTTATTAGAGGTTTTATTGCCTTTCTCTAATGTATTCAGGTTCATTCGGTTTCATATTTTCGTCGTATATAAACTCGGATCCGATTTCGACTGAATTATAGACGTTCTCTGTTACGCGATATGTTGCTGTTGAATTTTCTCCGGTTTCTTCATCATAGCTTTGAATTGTTATCTTCCATGAATCCGAATAGGAATAGATAAAAGGCACAAGAGTTGTATATGATGTTTTTCCGTTGCTGTGAACAAGTGGGACTAACATTACCTCTGTATGTGATGGAGTAAATTCTTTTTCGATTACTTCCCCTTGGGTGATTGAGTTCTGACAACCAGATAGTAGAATTGGAATTAATGGCAATAACAAAAAACAGATAATCGATTTTTTGAGTTGTTTCATTTTTCATCACCTTCTTACTTTCAACACAAGATCTTACTCAGATTTTGGAAAATAACGGCTTGCTGGTAAATAATATCAATGATAAAATCACGAAAACTATTAAATCTATAGGACAACAATAAAACAGTGACTGTGAGAGTGTTGACCAAAATGCATAATATAAAAGTCAAGAATTCCAAATGCTCGATTTGCTCCTGTTGTGTCCCAATAGGAGCTTTTCTTTTGCTTGTCCTCAATCCTTCACCCCGCTTCCTTTTCGTTGCCCGGCGAAATCTTCTCTCGCTTCTGCATATCTGCGTAAGAATCGACACGCCCAGATATGTAAATAAGTTCTTCCTTGGGAACCATGACAAGCTTTTTAGCTAATATTTCCAAGTCAGCAGCTTTTTCCATGTCCACTCCAGGAATTTTTTTCATTTTATCAGCTCCTTTCGTTTCTGTCCTGGTAATACTATAACATACCTTAGACATAATGTCAATAGATTTTTATGCCTCAGTAATAAATTTTCTTGACTTATTCCCTTACGTGTGATAATATGGATTCAGAAAGGAGGGCAATAATTTGAGTACAATGGGTGAACGAATTGCAGATTGCATAACTGCTTCTGGTTTAACAAAAACGGCTTTTGCAACCAAAATAAATGTATCGCAACCATTTATCTCAAGACTTGCCTCTGGAGATAAAGTTCCAAGCGACAGAACAATAGCAGATATTTGCCGGGAATTTAATGTATCCGAACACTGGCTGAGAACCGGCGAAGGCGATATGTTTATACAACTGTCTGAAGATGCTGATTTTATTCGTGTCATGACAGAAATACAGGTTTCTGACGACGAATTAATCAAATCAATTTTAATGGCCTATTGGGATTTACCGAACGACAAAAAAGCCGCCATCAGAGACCTGGTGGACGGCATTTTAAAAAGGTATTCAAAAAAAGAAAACGCCGGGCAGTAATGCCCAGCGCTTATTTTGAAAGTTTTGCTTTTTCAAGAAGAATGGCATAAGTTAATATCTTCTGGGTAAATAGATAAATTCGTGATTCCATAGCAAAATCCCTCCCTACTTTTCTGGCAGGGAGGGAAAATTTATATTTTTTTGCGCCTAACTTTAACATGACGCTTGTTCATAGATCTGTCCATCTTTTTGAGGATCTCCTGCATGATGAAATAGGTCATTTCCTGGTTAAGAATCAGGGTGTTAAGGTTTTCATTAATACATTCTAAGTACATTAAAGATTTCTTTGTTTTCATAACTCTGTCTCCTTTCATCAATACCTTACTATTGGCACATGCCTTTGTACTCAGGCAAGAGGACGCTAAGTGATAAAAAGAGACTTGCGGTTCACGAGAGTTTTATTGCATACCTTTTTAAACATGTTTATTTGTCATAAAGGAATACTATATATTGTAATAACTTTTAGTTTGCACACTAAATATTATATACAAAAATCTGTTTATTAAAGTATACCATTTTGTTGAAAAAGAATCAATAGTAAAAAGCCCTCCTTACCGAAAACGGTAAGGAGGGCGGTAGTTTAAATAATAATTTATGGTTGGCGTTCGCTATTCGGGGCAAGTGATATCGTGAAAGCTATATAGGTGACCGGAATTTAATTCCTCTCATCTTCTGTTCGCCGTTTAGGGTATCGTATTTCGTTACTCCCCTTGCCGATGGGGTAAGTTTGACTTACGTCATAGGTGCATTTCTGTTCTCCATTCAGGGCGAGCGTTGGCGGCCGAAAATTCGGCTGTGAGGTTTTAGCCATACAGGGCAAAAAAGGTAACAAAAAAGCCGTCTTTGAGGTGATTTATTAAATATAAGGGATTAACATTACAAAAAAGCCGTTTTTTGCGGTGTTATGGTTTGATTTAGCAATGATATTGATAAAAAGGGTATAATAACATAAGCCCCCAGGAAAAATTCCCGGGGGCTGTCTTTCTATTATTCGCTTTTTTTAGGTTCG